CGGAAGCTCCGACGGAGATAGCGCCGGAGCCGGAGGCGACGGCGAACCCGGAAGCTCCGACGGAGATAGCGCCGGAGCCGGAGGCGACGGCGACGGCGAACCGGTTCAAGGCGATACTCGCCAAATTACAAACCGCCGTCTCATTCTCATCAGAATATTCCATAATTTCAGTACACAAATTACTGCTCTTAATCGTCCCTACATTTTTCTGGTTGCTCTTTTTGTTAGCCGCGTCCTTAAAGAGGATATACGGCGTGCCCGTCTCCATTTGACTATCCAGGATTTTCAGCCACAAATCACGCGCCTTCACTTGTTTGCGTGCCCGGCCTTCGCTCTCGTATTTCTCATATAACACTCTGAAATCATCACCATACACGTCCGCGAGGCCAGGGCATTCATCGGGGCAGAAATATGACCACATATCTGAGACGAGACCCGTACCCGCCGCGCTCGCGCCCCGCACACGTTCCATAAATAGATCTGGTACCCATAAAGCATAAAACAGGTCACGACCTTTCATTTCTTCGTCACCGTGGTTCTTCTTCATTTCCAGGAAATCCTCAATATCGGGGTGCCACGGCTCCAAATAAATCGCGAAACTCCCATTGCGTCGCCCCCCTTGGTCGATATACCGCGCTGTATTGTTAAAGACACGCAACATCGGGATGATGCCGTTGGACGCGCCGTTTGTTCCACGGATATGCGATCCTGATGCGCGGATATTATGAATATGAAGCCCGATCCCGCCAGCGTGTTTAGAGATTTTAGCACAATCTTTCAGTGTATCAAAAATCCCGTCAATGCTGTCGTTTTCCATCGCGATAAGGTAGCACGAACTCAATTGGGGGCGTGGAGTGCCCGCATTGAATAAAGTCGGTGTAGCGTGTGTCATATATTTCTGCGACATCGCATTATACGTATTTTGTATGTATACAAGTGTTTCATAGATGGAGCCGGTGTCTTTACGTTGCGCGTGAATCCCGACCGCGACGCGCATCCACATATGTTGTGGGCGTTCAACTACAATCCCGTGGCAGCGCATCAGGTATGACCGTTCAAGCGTCTTGTAACCGAAATAATCGATAAGATAATCTCTCGAATGGTCGATCATTTGTTCAAGAGCTTGATGAAGAAGGAATGGTCCGGGTCCAGGAACGGAACCATTTCTAGGAGTATCTACAATTTCGTGTAAAAAATCCCAGATATTCTTACTAATAATCGGGACGTGCTTATTATTCGCATCACGATATTCATATAATACGCGCATCGCGTCATAAAATCCTCCACGGATATTCTTGTGCGCATTCGAAATAATAATATAGGACGCCAGCGTTCCGTAATCGGGGTTCTGGACCGCCATCATAGCACACTGCTGAGCGGTGAGTTCGTCGATTTTCGTGGTAGGGATTCCGTCAAATAATTGATCGATGATTTTAATAACAAGTTTTGTATAATTGACACCAGTGATCTTTGCTTGTGCGCCGAGTGTTTTTAGGCGGGCGAGTATCTTATCAAACGCAACAATCTCTCGGTCGCCGTTTCGTTTAAGGACATACATATCTGACGTTGAAGATGTATCAGACGTGGACGTGGACGTGGACGTAGACACAGACATCTTATATTCTGTTCTATAATATATAAATACTACGGTTTAATATCTATTCTCTCCTATACATAATATACAGACCCAAACATAAATGAAATACTGTAACGAATATCTTGCGTTGTTTCTGCTCGTTGTCGCAGTTATAGTCGCGGGACCATTTATTGACGCAATCCGTGATTTCAGTGCGGCGACCGGTGCGAAAGACGGGTTTAGTGCGGACCGCGTCCCATCCGGCGAATACCCGCGCGAAGTAGATGAACCATTGTTATATCCAGAGTATCCTAAAATCACGACTGGATATGGTGTCGTTCTCAAAGATACAAATTCAGAGAACAATTCGAAATTATACCCGGTTGCTGCGAATCTCGCCAATTACGACCAGGCCACGAATAATATGCGTGAATGGGTGACGCCGGATAATGGTTCGTGTATGCCTGCGGGGATGTGTGGGGCTCTCTATGCGCCGAAAACACCGGCGGAGTATGTCGTCCCCGAGCCGCTACCCCTAAGTAATCCTGTGCGCCGGGTGGGTTTTTACGGGGCGGAGCGTCGGTAATGACGGATAGCGCTAAGAACAATAAAAAAAAACAGAATATTTTTATTGTTAGTTGTGTCTGTTTGTGTCGTTAATCACCGACCTTACTTTCATCCAATTCAAGATCGTCTATTTTGAAACACTTAATCAGGGTATCTGATGGCCGCTTCACGTAATTAGCCGCCGACGCCGCTGCCGACGACGATTTATTATAATACGACATCATTGTCGCCATCTTCGTTGCGGTTACTTCTGTTGTGGCTGGTGCTACGGCGGTATCGGTTGCGCCAGGGTCGGCTGCGTCGGCGTCTACAATCGCCGTATCCAGTTTCACGATTTTAGTGAATTCCAACGGTCCATTCATCCCCCCCGCCGCCGCCGCCCCCGCTGGCTTCTTTTTCGGCGCACGATGTTCGAATCCGGTCTCACGCTCTTCTTCTATCATCGTCCAGACGTGTTGTAGCACCTTCACCGCCTCCGAGAACCAAAGGCGGTTCCTACGCACAAGCACACAACTATATTCATCAAGGTACCAATAAATCGTCCGCACCCAGATATTGCCGGCACGCTTGTGCTTCTCAAACACCGTAGCCTCCCATTTATCGTATTCTTCCACTATTGCGGCGATGGGTGCGTATTCATATAACTGTATCGGTTGCGATACATAACCGTGATGCGTAAGTGCGGGGGCGGTCTGAAACCACAGGATGATTCCTTTTTCGTTTCCCTTGGAAGAGTATCCTCTGTCACCGTCAGCGTCCACGTCCGCAATGTAGTCCGCCTCACTATCATATTCCTTGAACCGGGTCTCTACGAAATCACATTCATCCAAGTCACAAACCTCCATTTGAATCTGGGTTTGAATCCAGTATTCTTCTTTGGGCTTACCCGTGATTTCACGATTCCAGATATTCTTGATTTCAACCATCCGGCCGTAAAACCGCGAGTCAGGGTCGATATTAATCCCATCGGGTGACGCTCCAATAAACGGGTATATATCGTGTTGGATACACCCGAATTCGCCTATTGTCGTATTGTTTCTGCGTTCGTACACCATTACCGTTAGTGGTTCATAACGCTGCCCCCAGTGAAGTGGGGAATTCACTGAACCTTGAAGCGGGCCAGATGGGCCTGACGCCGCCCCGGATGCCGTGACGTAGTTTGTACATTTTTCATACACGAGCTGGTTTATGGATGCTTGTGAGCCGAACGCTTTAGATGCCGCGCTTGCGGTGATGAGATTATTACGCCGCGCATACCATTCGGGTGTTCGTTGGTCAGGTTGCGGCTTTTCACGCAATATCTGGATTTTCTCGGTCATCTTACGAATTACGTCAGTGTCGACCGTGCCGATGGCGCAAGTGGAACCAAAGACGAGACCAGCGATAACACGCTTCGGTGCTATTTCCTCGTAAAATCTCTCGAAGAGTTCATCATATAACTCGCAAATATAGGCATCAAGAACATCATTTAACGCGTTGGCTTCAGTGGTGGTGGCGGTTGAGTAATTTGACCTGTGCGGTGTCATTTCCGAGAAGTATTGGCACAAATAGCTATCGATCCATGCTCCGATAACCGCTTCGTCGTCGAAATCTTCGCGTTTGAATTCCAATATATTCTCTCGCGCAATTTCGGCCAGTTCATCAAGCGCGTCGTTGATAATTGTCTCTCTATCTTCATCGGAAGGAAGTATGGAATATGGGGCGGATGGTATACACGCGGGTTCGGTTTCGGTTTCGACCGTGGTGTATCCGTCCCCGTTCTGACCCCTGTCCCTGTCCCGGTCTTTAGAGCATCCACTATATTGTTGACGAGATTTGCTATCATTGATTTCAGCATCTAGTTCAAAAGTCATTCCATATATATAATTGATATAAATGCGTTTATATTCGTAATAATATTCACAAGACCAATCAATTTTACACTTTCACAATATTATATCTAGGTATAGTAAGTATTTCATTAATGGTTGGTGCCGGTTTATTGCCCGCCGCTGTCCACAAAGGCACAATTTATTTATTATTTGGTCGAGAGAATGAGCTCAATGATACTCCTGGTTGGGCTGATTTTGGAGGCGGTTCAAAACCGAACGAATCGGCATTGGATGTCGCTACGCGTGAAGGAAGCGAGGAACTTAATGGACTCCTTGGTTCACAATCTCAGCTGAAGAAGGTCGCCGTCCGAAACAAAATTGCCGAACTCGTGTTTAAAACTTACACAACTATAGTGTTTAAAACTGAGTATGACGGGAGATTGGAGGATTATTATTTGAATAATTACCGTTTTTTTGAAAAATACCTGCCTGGTGCTAAAAAGAACCCGCACAATGGTCTGCTTGAAAAGGCGGAAATAAAATGGTTTACATTTGCGGAATTACGTAAAAACCGCGGGAAATTTAGGGCGTTTTACCGGAATATGGTTGATGTTATATTGGAACACGAGGCCGAGATAAAGAGCAAGCTGATGAAGCCGGTGTGTGGGCCGAAATGTAGTTTTAAGGTCGCCCGGTCCACGGGCACCAGACACAGTAAGAAATCAAAACGGAGAAGTCTTACAGTGAAAAAACGTCAGAATGGTCGAACTAGGAAGCAACGGAATTAATTATCTGATTCTGCGATATCGGCATTCGCAGTAGACGTAAACGTAGACGGCGACGTCGACGCAGCATCTGCGTCAGATCCTAGTCTGCGCTTCTTCGACATATTCGTCGTTGGTGCCAGTGATTTCAATGTAGATTGACGCTTTTCACAACGTTTAAGCGTGAATTTTTTAAGTCCAGCGTGATAAATCAAGCACGGAATACTAGTAACAAACCCAGTGGTTTTATCATAGACAACATCCTTGGCGCGCAACAGTTTCTTCTGTTCTAAATTCGCAAAAAGAAATCGATAAAGCCCGTTTATTTCGATATCATTACAATTCTGCTCTTTACCATATCGTGTCGCGAATTCCTTCAATTTAACGAGCTTCGCAGACTTATCAAGTTTATTCCAGGGATCGCATTTATTAGCATTCTTCTCGTTTTCGAGAATATCATCGATATTTGGATGTGTCACTACATCCGGTTTAAGAAGACCGTAGTTTCCGGTGAGGAGCATATTCTTGTAATTAATGTTTTTGAGGGCTTGATCTTCCACCGGGGGGATGCCCCCCCCCATCAACGGCTCTGAACGGGCGATGGCTGGTGCTACGGGAAGGGTGGCCGTGGCTGGTGCTACGGGAGTTGCTGTGGCGGCTTTTCTAGGCATTGTGATGTGATGTGATACGTGAGCGCTGAATAGGTGGTATACATATATATATAAAGATGACTTAAAGTCGTTTTTTGTATATTATGGATTCGTCTGAAGCAATAGTGAGTGTTCATCATTTATCATTTAAATATAAAATTGATACACCAAAGTAATATATTACCGTACGTCATCATCATCACACACACACACACGCACCCACAGTATAAACAATAAAACAGAATGTCAGATTCCCTAGTCAATCAATCAGGAACAATCGCAAACTTGGTATTTCTTGGATTTACCATATTGACCGCGTTCGGGGAGCTTATCGACAACTCCAATGATGCTGGAGGGAAAAAAGTAATGATTGGACTATTTAAACGTCTAGTGGATGGTGTTACAGAATATTATTATTATATTGCGGATGATGCGACTGGAATGACGAAACGAAAATTGAGCCAATCGTTTAATATAAACAATCACAATAAGGAACACGATCTTCATTCTAAAAGTGGTCGGTTTGGTGTGGGTGGTTCTGCGTCTCTCAATACTATATCCAAAAAACCAGGCAATATCCAAAAAATCACTAGGTGTGACGAGAGTAGACAACTATACGCAGCTGAGGTTGATTATGACGTTGATGAAACATTACCATCAGCTCACAACGCATCAAAGGATCAAGAAGATTTATGGGCTATGTTATCTGTCAACCCAAATGGAACCGGAACTGTTATCATTGGACGTATTGACGAAGAAAATTATATGGAGTTGGAAATGTTATTGTGCGACAATACAACATCTGGATTAAAGTGGTACATTGCGAATACATATTGTCGTAAGATAGAAAACGGAATAGCAATCGGTATCAAGTCTGATCCTGAAAAGGAAGAAATAATTATTAAATCATTTGATCCATCAGCGTCATCATTGAATACTGACGAAATCATTCGAGAGAAACACGACATTGTGGTGCTTACACACGCAATCACCAGGGAAATAATATTCGCGGTCGCTGAAGAAGATGGTAGTTATTGGTCTTTACAGTTGAAAAAGGATCGCATAAGAAAAGCAGTACCCACACAGTTAGATCTATCTTTATATGCTAAAATAGCTAAATTTCAGCATCATAAAGCATATTCACCCGTGTGGGATAAGATCCACGATGAAATGAATTCATCCGGAAACAGGTTTGAAAAGGGTAAAATCCCCGAATTCAAAAGACAAACCCTGGGGCGAGGATACATACGAAGCAATAGGGTTATTACGCATATTCCTAGAACATCTAGAAATCAAGGTGACAAAGCAGCTTATTCGTATTGGAATGAAACCACCGACGAAATTATAATGGATTCGGATAAGACATTGGACACGCTATTTGGCGTTCAAGTGAATAAATCGCAGTTGGACGAGAAGAAGATTCATCCAGAGATTATTAAACTGTTGAATCATTTGTGTAATGAATTTTCAAACAAGATCTGGAAGAATACGTCTGAATATACGGAGATTCAGAAGAAGAAGAAGAAGAATAAGACAAAAAAGGAAAAGAAATCAGAAGAAGATGAAGAAGACAGCGAGAATGAGAATGGTGAAAGCGGTGACCACGAGAGTGACAGTGATAATCAATCTACGATTTCTTGTGTTTCGGCATCACCATCCCAAGCTGGAACACGAAAGCCGATTACTAAATTGGTACGTAACCTAATGTCAACATCGGATGTCGCCGTTACATCAAATCTTGGTGGTTGCGCGGGTGGGGGTGGGGGTGCCGCGGCACCATCAACGTCAACGCCAAGTATGGTTACGGAGGCAAAAATAGATGTGGTTCATCACAAACAAACAATTAATTGTATTCATTCACAACCGATAGTGGCGGCCGCAGAAGATACGGTGATTGTATCTACGATTCCATCTTATACCTCAAGAAGAATAACTCGTTCAACTGGAGAAAGGTATATTCAGAAATTATATGAATCTCAACACCCTGAGATCGAAGAAACAATTACTGAAATGATAAGAGGATATTATCCTGGTCGGGGGGAGCTAGAAATAGCAAATGAATTCTTAGACATTATGTTACCCGAATTACCCGAAGGCAAAAAAAAGATGTTGTTGTTCTTAATACAAAAACATCACGCGTCTCCGGATGATTTCCTGCGCGGAGGCAGTAGACTATATAATGTATATCACAGCTATTTTCCGGAATAAATCTGAACAATTACATCGCTACAAATGATCGAATCATCCGGCTATCACCCACAACAGGGGTCATCGCAGCCTTCGGGCGATTGTTGGCATTCACGCCCGTCGAATTGCCGTTAAACCAGTTGTCAAGCAACTTGGCAGCGGGCTGGACAGGGCGGCCTGTGGTAAGCAGATTGATCGCATCGGGGCCAGCATAAGCCTTGTGAGCAGGACCAGCGGATGCGCCAAAAACGGTCTTTCCAGAGAAGGACAGGCCAACGCAGGGAGCGGAAGCGGAAGCGGAAGCAGAAGAGGGATTCAAAGACATTTTATAATAAATCAATATATTTTATTTTTATATTGATTTCATAAAATCGTGTTATCATAAAATACTCGCAACAACGGCGACTTTTCCCGCAATATCGGAAACTTTACCCGCAATTTGACCGATTTTACGTATAGGCTGGATGATTTTACTAAAAGAGAACTTCTTCTCTTCAGGAGCGGAGGCGGAGAAACTTAACGAGGTCATTAAATTGATGGTGGTGATGGTGTGTCAAAGCAGGTTATGATATAACCCGATATTTTAGTTTTATACGTCATTCAATTCAAATCGTTATAGATATGAATTGAATTGAATCTAACGCACGAGCGACGAAGGAACTTGCGAGCGCGCTTTAACGGCGACCACCAAGAGGCAGACCCATAGACGCGGCTTCGGTGCGGGTAAGAGCACCTGCGTTGTTGGCAGCGACTTGAGCGGCGTGAGTCGGATGTGCCAGGTAACCGTTTGAGTTCATCGTATAGCCGTTAGACTGATACGTAGCCTTGGCGTGGGGGCGAGCACCACCAGCTGAGAAGCTGAGATTTCCAGACACGGAGCCTGAAACGCGAACTTTGGCCGCGCGAGCAGCAGAAGAAGCAATGAGGGAGATAGGGTTCAAAGACATTTTATGATATACTCCAAGAAAATATTTTTATATTGTTTTATTAACGGCATAAAATATAAATACAATAATTTATTTGGTCTAAAACCCGCTAAATGTCTTATATATGTTTCTATAATCCTTGTAATTTCGGCGACGCGTTTTTTTCGTCTCCATTTATTCGTCATATATGCGAGTCCAATCCATCTCGAACATTTTATTATTTTATTCCAAAAGGCGAGTATTTATTTTCAGGATATCCATTATCAAATCTGAATAACATATTCACAACAGTATTACTTGGAAATAATCATTTACACAAAGAGGTCATTCAGCTGATTAGACATAATATATCAAATAGATATGCTGATAAAACAATAAACCAGTCTCGTTACATCTTTTTTAATGTTTGGTGTACATCTTTCTCGTGCGGAGACCTAGATATTTACGGATTAAGAACCGGTTTTACTCACACGGTCGATCAGATAAACACGCATTATAATGAAACATTTATAAATACAGAAATCCCTAATAACAAATTGATGCCCATAGTTAATATACCCAAAACAATCTATTCCCATAATGGATATCGTAATTGGTTAATGAAATGGCGGGAAAACAGTGGAATCGGCGACCATAAACGCACCCTCGTATTCATATTCAATTTCGTACTTCAGTCAGCTGTTACACATCCTTACGTAATGAACGACTATATCGTCGGATTAGCGCGGATGTTTCAGAATACACGTACATTTCTTGTTCCAAATCACGCGCCAGTGTTTGATGCGTTTCCGAATATAGTTTGCTGTGACCGATTATTTGGATATTCTGAAACCGAGAAGTCTTTCCAAAATCTTTTTATACTTGAAACTATCGTTAGGGAGTGTGATATTATCGTGTCACAATATTGCGGTGCGTCGTGGATATGGTTTAATGAACACCTAACACGGTATTATGATACGCATAATAAGCCCATTTATTTGACACATCCGGTTAGAGATAATGACTATGCGACAAAAATGAATGAGTGGATTCGGGTGTCATTTGACCGAAATATGGAAAATCGAGATATAGTCGATTTTGTGGCTCTATCTGATTTACCGTCGGTTATTTTATGAATATAACATAAATAATACGATATAACATAAATAATACGATATAACATAAATAATACCATATAACATAAATAATACCATATAACATAAATAATACCATATAACTATTATCATTTGCCTTCTCTTCTGTTTATTGTGATAATGCCTTGTTATTATCTAACGCCAACCAACGAAGAACTTGCGATAGCGCAGTCATCAGAGGAGTATAAAAACTACCACATTTCACCCTTTTGCGACTATTTAAATAAAGGATTCATTAAGCCGTGGGGGTATGAATATATGGCGTATCAAAGCAAGGATGTCAGTGTGTGGATACTTAACGTGAATCAGGGTCTCCAGACATCCGTTCACTGCCATTTTCATAAAGATACCGTTTTGTGCGTATTATCCGGCACATTCCGTATTGAATTGTATAACGATTTTAAAATCTTGAATGAAGGAGACGTATGTTATATTCCCGCGTGTATGTTTCACGGAATATTCGCGTATTCGCCAAATGCGGTATTGTTAGAGGTTGAAGTATACCACCGTTATACTGACTGCGGTATTGATGGCGCAGAAGGTGTGAGATTGGAGCATTCTGATAAAAATGACCTACTTCGTTTAAGAGATGTTTATACCCGTGATAAAAATACGTATATGGGGTCTGCGGTAGAATATACGACAGGTGATTCATCTGGTAATGATATTGATAACCCGTTTTTTAATCTTCACACGGGTGATATTGTATACGGATCTACCGTTGTTTCTAGGGATACATTCACCGGCGTGGGTGCGGGTGTGGGTGCGCCCGCAGGAACCGTGACGATTTTATTGGAAGGGCAAATCAGGACAGGTGGGTGTGCGATATTATCGCCTGGGTCAGTGATAGATACGGACAATGTATCGGCTACGGCATCTGCGGCTGTATTACGCATAATGAACTTATACCAGGATGATAATCGGAAACTTATTTACACGAAGACACACCTGTGTGATATTATTCGGTCGTTTCGGGGCGGGTCACAAGTCAAAAGACCGGTCATCGGTCTCACATCAGGATGCTTTGATATTTTTCATAGCGGGCATATTTCCACTCTGAAACAAAGCAAGAATATGTGCGATATATTCTTCGTTTGTTTGAGTTCTGATAAACAGATCCGAGAGATTAAAGGTCCGTCGCGGCCAGTGAACCATATTGAGGACCGTGCGCGGATGTTGCTTACGATGCCTTTTATTGACTATGTTATTTTATATGATGAAACCGATAATACCTATGAAAAGGAGCTCGACAATATTATGCTTATGATACAACCGGATGTTTGGTTTAAGGGGTCTGATTATACAGAGCGGGGGATCCGCGGGAAGCATCCATCTCTCAAACGTATCGTTTTATTTGATAATTTGGAGAACAAAAGCACGACGAATATAATAAGTAAAATTAATTCATCATCGTCGTCCGTTGGAGAGCAGGTGTATCTTTAGTATATATCATAAAATTGAAATCTAATTCTCTGAACATTAAGAATTAGACTTACACAGATACAGATACAGATACAGATACACACACACACACACACTACAAAGAAACGATGAACCTGTTCATTCTCTCGCTTGACCCCGCAAAAACCGCAGAATATATGATGGATAAGCATATCGCAAAAATCATCCTAGAGGCAGTCCAGATGTTATGTACCACGCAACGGCTGCTCACGACGGACGCGAACCGTGTCGACCCCTGTGTCTATAAAATCGCACACAAAAACCACCCAGTTACAATTTGGTGCCGTGCGTCACAAGCCAACTTTATCTGGACACTCGACCTCGTGGACGCAATGCACGCCGAATGGAAATACAGATACACACACCCTGCCCAAAAACAGCACAAGTCATATGGCGTCGCACAATATTTGCGGCAAAATATCCCCCCGGCGGCGGCATTTGAACGCGTCAAAGTCGCTGGTATAATGACCCCGTTCGCACTTGCTATGCCAGATGAATTCAAAATTCGCACGAAGACCAGCCACGAGAGCGCCACTGGCACAAGCCACGACAGCGCCGTCTATGACGCGGTTGCGTCCTACCGGAGTTATTATTTGTCCGCACCAAAGCGCCGGATAGCGAAATGGGCGAAAATGCGCGGGATGCCTGTGTGGTATGCGCGCGGATTGCGACGGATTATGGGCCGACCTGCGCCAAAATTGGTGATTGTATCGATCCATTGATAAATGAACCGATGCCGCGTTATAAACAAAATAAACATAAATACGGTAGTATTATATTGTGTATATCAGATATGACAATCCTTATTTGCGGTGCTTCTGGTCTAGTTGGGCGAGACCTTTGTGACTTATTCGACCGAGAGAATATACGGTATTATGGCACGTATCACAAATGCGCGGATAAAGAATTCTGTGAACGAGAGAATATGTTTCGCGTGGATTTTACGAATCTGGGCGATGTTTCCGAATTTTTCGCTGAACATAAACACAAGTGGCTGGTGGTGGTTTTTTTGGTTGTCCAACGTATGGTGGATGTTTGTGAAAATGACTGGAACGCGATAATGCGCGTAAATGTGAATGCTGTTGATATGATGTCATCATTGTGTGCCAAGCAGGGTATTTATTTTATCCATCTATCAACTGATTATGTTTTCGACGGATCTGCGCCTCCTTATTTTCCGGCATCTTCGCCAGTAAATCCGCTTCAAAATTATGGAATAACGAAACTTATCTCAGAATATCGTGTTCAAAGGAATTATACACCAACGACGTTGACATCATCGGCGTTGTCAGGGGCGTCATTGGCTGCTGCTTCTGCGTCGATTTTATCCCCGAATTACTGTATTATTCGCACCCCAGTGCTTTATTCGGCGAATCCTGCGTCGCCTATATACGATAATGCGGTTACAATATTGGCGAAGAATATAATGGATCTTAGAACCTATAATATAAAACGCGAAGATGATTATTGTATAAGGCGTCCAGTTTATATCCCGGATTTGTGTATTTTTATTCGTGTCATTGCGGCCCTTGCGATTGAAACCGGCGGTGGCAGCGGTGACATAAGCACCGCTAGATTCAGCGGGATTTACCATTTTTACAATCCAGATAATAAGTTTACGAAATACCAAATGACCACTAAGATCGCTGACTATCTTGAAATGTCACACACACACATTATTCCATTTCACCCGTCGTGTGCCAGTGCTGATTCAGGGGACGCAGCAAGTGTATACGCCGCACGCCGACCATATGATACAGAGTTGCGTGATGTACGATATAATATTAGCAATTTTTTCACGCATAATTTTGAAGAGACGATTCCGTATGCGTTTGCGCGGTTCAAACACCCGAAACTGGGGATTAACCAACGAGGATTTAATCTGGCATCAGCCGCACCTTCGTCGCCTGTGTCGCCCGGACGACCAACGTATTTTCTGATGTTTGACCTTGATGGAACACTCGTCAATACATCCTACGCTCATTACCGCAGTTATTTGGAAGTATTCCGTAATCGCAACTTGCCATTTATGACGTTCACTGAATGGAATGAATATATCAATTATAAAAATATACATACTTATTTGGAGACGGTGGCGTCCGAATTGGCGCGGTATGATCATATACAAACCGAGAGAATTCTCTCGGATATGCGAAATGAAAAGCTCGCAGCGTTTCGAAATTATGCGATAACATATATCACGCCCACAAAGAACGCGCTTGATATGTTGCGGTTTATTGAAGCGAACCCTGATACTGTAAGTGCGGTAGTTGTTACGAATAGTAGCAGTGCGACGACCGATATTATTCGTGAGGTGGTTCCTGCTCTGAATAAGATAACAAAATGGTGTGTTCGAGAGACATATACTGAACCCAAACCTCATCCTGAAAGTTATACAAAGGCGATGGAAATGTATTATAATCAGGAAAAATACGTCATCGGGTTCGAGAATACAAGTATCGGGTATGAGTCGCTGCGTCATTCAGCATCCATTGTATATTTATATGTTGATGAACAAGATGAATTCGCCAAACGCGATAAATGGTATTACAAAAAGGACGCTTTTCTATTCGATGATTTCAGGAGTGTTTGAAGTTTACATTGATTACATATCCTCATCATCCTTATAAAAATCACACGCAACGACCAACTTTTTTCCATCTTTAACCCATTGCCATTTCATTTCAGTTTTGGTTTTTAATTTCGTACTTAGTTTCTTTGTTGATGCCTCCATTTTTTTAGCAGTATACTCATCTTTGACGTACATTGTAAATAATAACATTTTATTTACAATGATATATTAATAATATAATAATCGTGATATATGATTAATCGTGATATATAATGATTATTCTAAATCTACAGTTCATACAAGGAATCTCTCACACAGGTATCTTGAAATCATCAAACTCATCAGCTTTTTCTCTGGTGAAATGAATGTGCTATTATTTCCTAGCCAGATACTTAATGAAATAAGACGCGTTAGTTCGGCCGTAAGTTCTGGCACGGATGATTGCCACTTGGGGGTCTCGAGAGATTTATATATACTAGAAAATTCATCAATAAAAGGGATACTGATGTTCATTTCAGGCAAGACTGAAATACCATTGGTCATTGCTCCGTTCACGGATCCGTTCAGTTCATTGATGTCGTTCACGTCAATCGTCATTTGGTCAAACCGACTATACCCCGATATTCCAAATAGTAGTTTCGCATAATCATAATGAGGGTCGCCAAATACATCATAGGACGCGAAATATCCGCGGGGGTCGATGAAAACATACCGAGGTGTGTCACTAACGATACACGTCCCTGGTTTCGGAACCAGAATATTTCCGAGGTGGGTATCACCGTGGATGTATGTTAGAAACCCGCCGTTGGGGGGCGGTACCCCCGTGTCACCAGCCACAACCCTATCCAATCGAGCGAAGCTCCCGCCGTTGGGGGGCGGTACCCCCGTGTCACCAGCCACAACCCTCTCCAATCGAGCGAAGCTCCCGCCGTTGGGGGGCGGTACCCCCGTATCACCAGCCACAACCCTATCCAATCGAGCGAAGCTCCCGCCGTTGGGGGGCGGTACCCCCGCCCGATCCCTTATAATCGTCGCATATTCAATGAACGACCGGACTTTTATGCCATTGACGTGTGTCAATCTCTCGAACTCTGGATATATTTTATTCCAATCTACAGAATAATACCGTTCTACAATTTTATCATAAACTTCTACACGAAGGGCTTGCCTGTATTCATCTTCAGTAATTTGTATACGAGGTGAATGTTCGTGAAGGGGTCGAATGTGATCTAAAATCTCTCGGATGACGGAACACGCCGCATCGGTGTCAACATACGGAAATCTCTCGGTCAGTGGTTCATAATCCTGAAAATATTGGATATGTAATTCGGGTGACGCTGACGACGCTGACGACGCGGACGATGCGGACGACGCGGACGACGCATAAAACCGAGGCATAACAAACGGTGGCGGGATACGATGATACGCCTGGATACATAAATAGAACTGGATTTCTTTACGGAGTTTCATCTCGCCCTCTTTACGTTGTTGTATTGCGAGAGCAGATGTATTGGTGCCGTCAATGAGAGAACGGCGTGTACGTTTTATAAGTCTGTTTCGGGTGAGGTCAATTACCAACTCATTATAAATAAAACCGTAGTTTTGCGAGTTCATATCGTATAATACATAATAACGATATAAACTTTATACGCAATTATCTCATAATATGATCGTGAATTTTTCCGCATATGGAATATATGAATATTATAGTAATGCATCAAATGCCGGAAAAAGAACTGGTATTATCCATCTAACAATGTATTTCCCGAATCAGGGCGCCAGCGAAGTTGCGCGGATTATCACACAATATGACCGATTCATTATTATTATTCAGCAAAATTCATACGCATTTGAATTATTTAAACGTGATATTCAACCGCGAATTCACGAACTCAATAAAAAATATGTCATTATTACGTGTATGGATGATGCGACGTTTCCGGATGAGGTATTTTCGACGGATCCAGACGCATTTATTACCTTTTGCTCTCCTCTCCTCTGTCACTGGTTCGCAATTAATTGCCGGACTATTCATTCTAAAAATATAACTGGAATTCCGTATGGAATAGATTTATGGACTCTAGCTGCGCGGTCAATGTGGGCAAATACTCCGATATCGTCATCATATACACAAGACCGACATTTGACACAATTGCGTGAATCTACTGTCCATTTTTCAAAACGAACTGATCGGCGAATCTATATCAATTTCCATTTTAATATAAATGGTTATGGATGCGACGAGAGATTGGATGCGTTTCATACAATACCACGCGACGTGATGTCAGTAGAAGTGTCACCAGTCAATCGGTATGAAACGTGGGGTGCTTATACACAACACGTGTTTGTAGCTAGTCCACGGGGGAATGGCCTGGATACGATACGAACGTGGGAGGCACTTATGCTTGGCTGTATTGTTATCGTAAGGCGCATCCCAGGAGCCGCCGCAATTGAAGAATTATACACGGACTTACCGGTGGTCGTGGTAGATCGGTGGTCGGATCTCTCGAGAGATTTCCTGGATCGGATTCTCTCGGAGTATTCAAATCGAACCTTTAAATATCAGAAACTCACTATGGAATATTGGACCCAGCGCATCGACGCCGTATTCGACGCGTTGAAACCCGCGCATATTTAGTAGGTTTGTATTGTAATATCATAACAATACAATACAATACAATACAATACAATATGAAGAAAATAGATATACAAGGTAAACGTAACCAGGATAAAATGAAACAAATGGCGGATCCGGATGCGATTATAGAGAAAAAGGTTCCGAAGAATAGAGACGCGATACCAGACGAGTATTATAGAGACCAGACGCTTGGACTGGCAGTATTGAAGATGTATACCGCCAATATTTCCACAGGACTAACACCTATTCCTGATTCTACATTAATGGTATTACCACACATTATCCGAGATATTGATACGAAACGTAAAGCTTATATTTACCAAGATAAACAACACTCCATATATGATGCGCGGTTCTCGATAACCACAGACCAAATAGTTGAACTTATTATATCTTCTGAGCTCTTGTGTTATTATTGTCGAGAGATTTGTCAACTCACATACAAAGAATCAATGTGTCGGAAACAATGGACACTTGACCGGATAGATAATGACTACGGTCATAATTCTGCGAACGTAGTTATTGGGTGTTTAGAATGTAATTTGAAACGTGGAACGATGGACTCCGAGAGATTTCGTCAGGGAAAGCAATTTACTTTTCGGAAGATAGAGTAGAGTAGATGTGAAGATGGGGTTTCCAATATATACATATATTTTTGGTTCTCTGATTTGGGTTTGTATAGGTTGTATATTGTTTATCTGTTATATTGTGATTGGTATATGTTCGATGGTAATGATGATATTGCCGCCATCACAACCAACTAAAGATATAAATGCCAAAATGACCGATATTGTATCATCTTACAGGTTTCACGAAGAAACGGTTGATGTGTCTGGTGTTAACATACATTGCGTTATCAAAGATCTAGTCCCTATGGTGGTGACCGACGGCGCAGCCGACGCAGCCGACGCAGCCGACGCAATCGACGACATTTTCGTATTTATTCACGGAACCGCGAGTAACTCGACTATATTTTTTAATGTTATGAAACAAATTCCCGACAATATTAAATGCGTCGCAATTGATTTACCAAATTTTGGGGTAAGTGGATGTATCAAAATCGACACATATAAGAACAATGAAGAGTTATGCCATTGTTATGCGGATATTATTGGGAATACACTCATCAAGTTGAATATCGTTAAAAACACGATACTTGTCGCACATTCTCTCGGCGGGTTTCTTTCCATTTATGTTGCTGACCGGTTTCCTATAAAACGGTTGGTTCTTTTGAACCCCGCTGGTATTCTTCCAACTCTTGGTGTATACGGATATTATTGGGGTATGTTTTTTAAAGCTGGGTTACCAACGACATTGTTTCATCTTCCGATGATTTCGCGCGATTTGATGCTTTATATTGGCCGTCGCGTCGGTTCTAATGGAACAACACAATCCGACACAACCGAGTTTTGGTTATCTTTTTTTATGAATGAACACAGTAATACCGGATACAAAGTTTTACAACGTTTGATTACATTACACCCATTTTATTCTTATTGGAATACACCAGCCATAACGACACTATTGGAAGTGTATAAAAAAACGCAGACCCATATTTGCTTTGGCGAAGATGATACTATTATTCCATCACATATCGGGGAATTTTTAGATGAACTAACAGGTGGGGAGATTATGATACATAATATTAAAAATGCGTCACATAATCCGTGTAATAATCTCGAATGTTTTATGAAGTATATTTGCGCGGTAAGGACCGGGGGAGGAGATGCGTCAGATCCACCGTCGCCGCAGAATAAAACAAAACATCGTATTAAAAATATAAATATAAATAAAAATATAAATATAAATAAACAATCAGGATGTAAGGGGTATTCATATCATTCACTAGAACATACAAACGACTCTTTTCGCGCATTGTATTCAACACTTCTCACGAATACAATTTACTGTCCTCCACATTCCGCGTCACCTCCTTGATGAACTTATCTGCGTCCAGTAGCTCATTGATATTCTCCTCCCACGATTTTCGATACCGAAACAGAAACCCGACAATCCCCGCCATTGTAATCGTTTTCTTGTTGATGTGCTCATAGAACCGGTCAAATTCGCGGTCAATTTCCTCCGGCGTCATCTCTTCCTTCCGCATCATATCACGGAATAGATGCTTGACGTCGACCTTCTTCGGGTAGTTCATATGGATAATCATATCCGTCCGTCCCTGACGCAATAACGCGTGATCCAAACTCTCTGGATGATTCGTTGTAATAAATGAAATAAGGCCCTTTCGGAAAAAGACGCCGTCCAAGAGATTCAGTAGATTGCTGAACGTGAATGTGCTCTTGTTTTCCTGTGTTCCGGTGCGTTTCTCGAAGAGACAGTCGATGTCTTCAAATAGGAGTACGGACTTGGGCGGGATATCACGGAAAGCAGAGAGGGCGGTATTATTATCTGTATCGTGGTTGATGGAAAA